ATAGTTGCTTACCGTCATCATCTTTAGCGTCTTCGTCTTCTAAGCGTTTAGCAGTGTTTGTATATTGCTGTGTGGGAACTCCATCAACTAAAGCAATATCACCTTGAGTAACAAAATAATACTTCTGGTCTTTGCGTTCACCTTGAACAATATCCTTTACACCTTCAGCGGTTTTAAAGTCTGCATTGGCTGTTCCACCTGCAAATGAGGTATTAGGGAATAATTGTTTTATCGTTCCTGTTGCGGTGATTGCACCGTCTTTAACTATTGCATACATTTGTTACCTCGCTGTTGCATGTTTGAATGGTGATTCGGCAAAAGCCATATAGAAATATGTGTTATTATTTGTGTTTATATTGGCTCCAGTGCCCCTTACCTTAAATCCATTAGAATAAAAATCAAAAGCATCAGAGGTTGCAGTTGATTCTGCATTAGTGGCATGAGGAAAAAGTCTTGTAAACACATAATTGTCTGGGTCTCTTTTATTGTCGTACATACGCCAATTACCATTACTAGTAGAGTCTACATTTTTTACCATAAGAAATGCTGGCTTAAAACCTGTGTTAATAAATGGGCCAGCAGTAGAGCCGTTGCCTTCGTAGCTTGCAAATTTACTAAAGCCTTCAACCTCTGCAAAACTATATACAATAAACTTTTGTCCATTGTTCCAAGATGTGCTAAAAGTAGATGAAGTTAGTGTCGTAGTATTATCGGTTTTTGTAGCAGTAGTGTTTAAAAAGAAATAATCCATACTGCCATCAACAGCAGTTGTAAATAAGTACCAATTGCTTGTTCCACCATCCCTGCTTTTCTGAATTACAACTTTTGGTGTTACTCCCAAACCATGCCCATACGTTGAGGGGCCGGCTCCAACACAGTCAGCAATACTAAAGCCAGCCGTTGTGTTTACGGATACTGTAGAGTCTTCCGACCCATCAGTATTTGTACTGGTAGAGCCACCAGCCTTCAAGCACCATGCTACATAGTTGTCACTACTTTTATTTCCTTCTGTATTGCTTCCTAATGAAAACCCATCAGAACCAAACGCTGTTAAAATAGCTGTAGAGGGATCATCTTCTTCGGCATCAGAATTTGGTATAAGTCTTTTATCTACACCACGAACCGCATCATTTATCCAATGGGCATTAGTATCGCTTCTATTTTTACCCCAAATCCAATCAGGTTGAAAACCAACGCCAGTTATATTTTGTGTAGATCCATTACCTGTCCAAAGCACCGTATTAAAATGATCTGAAGGTTTTTTAATTGCTGGTGTAGGTAGGTTTTTGGAGCATAACGCTTTGAAACCCGACGGTGGGGCATAAAAGAAATTACCCTCGCCATTGCCGTCTGCATTTCCTCCGGGCCTTTCGTATCCAGAAAAGGTTCCGTTTTGACCAAAGTTTAATGTTTGCATTGAATTGCTTGTGCCGTCAGATTTCGGGCCAACTTCCAACTGTATTATAGTATCGTTAGTAAAAGTATGGGACTGCCCATTTGACCCTGCTGCTGGATTTCCACTAGCTAACCATGTAATACCTGATCCGCTGTCGTATCCCCCATAAACTTTGTTGTTATCTACATCAAGAGCTAACGCAATAATATAACTTGTAGCCGTGGCACTGGATACAGTAGCTTGTGCTGATCCACCATTAAAAAGCCTTATAGTATCGACTGTCGCAATTAAATCTGCTGTCATCCCTGTAAAGGTAGAGTTGGTAAAATATTCTCCATCAACTACTCCAGTTCCATCTTTTGGAATAATTGCTAATCTCTGGGGCATAACACCTATCCAAGATGTGTTGCCTGTCCCATTGTAAACTGCCATTCTTGTTTCAATGTACCATTTACCTGATTCTGGAACCTTGAACGTAGCGATATGATTTCCATAATAACCATCGTATTGTGTGGCTGCTACATGAAGGTTTCCTTGAGACGGGGTAGTCATAGTGTAATTGTAAGGTGTTTTTGCATTTATCGTAGGATAATTGTTAGTAGGCGAATCCAACATGATACTATTAATAGTAATATTATCTGCTTGATAATGATTGTCTTGACCACTATGATCGTCATACCAATCATAATCAAAAGGAGACAGTTGTTGTGTATAGGTGTTTGCTGCTGTAACAGTTAGTGTTTTACTTGTGCCACTATTATCTACAGTTGGGTCAGCATCTTGACAGCATAATAACTTTGTATTTGTTATAGCAGTTAAAGGTGAAGTTGAAGGAGTAAAGTTGCTAGTATAAACCGCAGTCCCCATAACTAGCCTGAAGTTTGAAATCCAGCCCTTCCAAAAACCATCGTTGTATACGCCTTGTTTTCCAACACCCATTATACTGCTAGCGTTATTAACGGTCATATTATAAGTTTCATTATCTATAGCTGTTCCATCCAAGTACAGAGTAAATACATTTCCATTCCGAACCATAGCAACGTGATACCATTTATTGTCTTCTATAGTGTGTGCATCCGCTGTGCTATAAATATATACATAGTTGTTAGTATTGGCAGAATCAACAGCAACACCATATAAGTGTTGTTCATACACACTTAAATAAACACTGTTTCCTGCGTTAGAGCCGTTTGTATTATCAGCCTGTCCAAAAATATATGATTGATCTCCTGCATCTTCATTACGATAAATCCAACACTCTACCGTAAAATTATTAGTCCCAAAATCCCAATCTGTACTGTCTGCTATATTTATTCCAGTGCTTGATGTGTCATCAAAATATACTGAGTATCTATCGTTCTTTTTAAATGGCAGGTAAAAGCCATTAGTGCCGTAAGTTAAGCCTGACGGCTTCTTAGGAATCCA